CTTCCATATAATTTTTTACATTTTTTTCTTCAATTACTTTTACATAATTTGGATATATTAATAACATACCTCTTTCACTTTTTACTGTTTCAAAAGTATCAGGTCTTAATGGATGTTCATCATACTTATCACCCCATTGAAATACTGTTTCACCTTCATCATCAAAGGTCATCCTCATTTGAAATACTGAACCGTCTGTGATTGTAACATCTTGTAGTGGTGTATTGTTTTCATATAAATTAAAATCTATAATTGGTATTGCATCATGATTATAATTATGTTTGATAAATGATTTTGCTATTGTATGTAATACATTTCCTAAATTTGTTTTGATGTCTTCATTGCCAGGTTGAAACATGACACCTCTGTTCTCCCATATCTCGTTAGTAATGGGTTCAGGTATTTCTACACGCATAAAATGTGCGGCAATCTTATTTCTTTGTGCTATTTTTAAACCTGCATTAGTATCATCATGTTCTTTATTTGTTTCTGAAATTTTTGTAAGTTTGTTAGATTCTTCTTCGTTTAAAGTTGCTTGACCACCGTCCTTTAAACCACCAGGTTGTAAATCAAATACTTTTGCCATAATAAATCTCCTTGTACATAATATAAACTAAAAAGGGGGTTATTGTCAACCCCCTTTATTAAAAAAACTATTTAATTTCAATAGTCTTAGGCTTTTTACCCTCAGGTAATATCTTTTCTAATTCAATAGTCAAGAGTCCGTCTTTGAGTTCGGCACCATTTACTACTACATCGTCTGCGATTGTAAATGATCTCTTGAAGTATCTTTTAGATATACCTTTGTGGATAAATTTGTCTTCTTCCTCTTTGGTTTCTTTTTTGCTTTCGATTGTCAGAGTATTATCTGCATAATCGACTGTTATGTCACCTTTGCTAAATCCAGCAACAGCCAACTCCACATTGTACTTGTAGTCATCTACTTTTACAATATCGTATGGTGGATATGTGCTACTGAAAGTGTTTGATGTTGAAAGAGTTTCGAAGGTATCAAATATATCATCGAAACCAATTGTGAAAGGCCTTAGCCTATTAAAG